GTTGGAACTCTAAGTTCCTCTGGTTCGTTTACAGGCAAGACTAGAAATCTTCCGATTATCACCACCTATGATACTCAGATTTCAAATGGTGATTTCGTGAAGGTCGCGGCTGATGGTACCATTGCGAAGGATACTGGTACTACTGCCTTGACCGCAGTCGGGATTTTCTTGGGTTGTTCGTATACGGATCCGACGACCAAACAGAAGACATTTTCTCAGTATTGGCCCGCAGATAATGCGGCCACTGATGCGATGGCGTATGTGCTGGACGATCCTTTTGTGGTATTTCAAATGCAGTCTGACGAAGCACTAAACACTACGGATCGCGGTCTTAATGCGTCCGTGGTCGTCACTGCTGGCAATACTACTTTCGGTAAATCCAAGAACGCGCTTGATGGCAGCACCCCTGCTACAACGAACACGCTGCCTCTTCGCATTATTGATTTTGTCGATGGCCCAAAGAGCTTGCCGCCGAAAGGAACTACGGCAAGTGATACATATCCAGATGTGATCGTGAAGTTCAACGCTGCGTCTAGCGGGTCAGCTTCTAATCATTCCTATTTGAACGCCACAGGCGTATAGGAGATTGACCAATGGCTATCTCACGAGCACAACTTCTTAAGGAACTGCTTCCTGGGCTGAACGCGCTCTTTGGAATGGAGTATGGACGTTACGACAACGAACATACCGAAATCTATGATACGGAAAGCTCGGATCGTTCCTTTGAAGAAGAAGTGAAGCTTTCGGGCTTCGACGCTGCACCCGTGAAGGATGAGGGTGACGCGATTTCCTATGACGCCGCACAAGAGTCGTTCGTGGCGCGGTACAACCACGAAACGATTGCCATGGGTTTTGCCATTACGGAAGAGGCCATGGAAGACAATCTTTATGACTCACTGTCGGCTCGCTACACCAAGTCCTTGGCTCGCGCCATGGCTCACACCAAGCAGGTGAAAGCTGTATTCCCGCTTAACAACGGGTTCACCAACGCTTATCAGAGCGGCGACGGTGTGAATCTGTTCACGGCATCCAGCGATGGCGTAACTGGTGGTGACGGTCACCCGCTCGTTTCAGGTGGCAAGAACTCTAATCGTCCAGCTACTGCTGCTGATCTCAACGAGACTTCTCTTGAGGCCGCCGTGATTCAGATTGGTAAATGGACGGATGAGCGTGGCCTGTTGATCGCTGCTCGTCCGAAGACTCTCGTCATCCCGCCCGATTTGCAGTTCGTGGCGACACGGGTGATGAAGACTGAACTTCGTCCTGCGACCGCCGATAACGACATTAACGCTCTGCGTTCGATGAATGTTATTTCGGGCGGCACAGTCGTGAACCACTTTCTGACTGATACTGATGCGTGGTTCCTTCTGACGGATATTCCAGACGGGATGAAACACTTCAATCGTGTAGCATTGGAAACGAGCATGGACGGTGATTTCGATACCGGAAACGTTCGCTACAAAGCTCGCGAGCGGTACAGCTTTGGCGTCTCAGATCCTCTTGGGATCTGGGGATCACCCGGAGCGTAGTGAGTAACGTAGTGGGTAAGGGGTGGGGACGGTTCCATATTGGGACCGTTCCTGCCCTTTTCTTTTTTCCTGACTGCCGATAAACGGTAGACACTAGCCACGACAGGGAGAAATAATGGCTAACACGACTTTTTCAGGACCAGTTAGATCCGAAGACGGATTCGATGTAGTATCGAAAAGCTCAACAACTGGTGCATTCACAACTGAATTCAGCCTGGATGGATCGGGATTGCAGGTTACTCCCATCACGTTCAGTGATGCTGACACCACCCTGACCGCTACTGCTAATGGTGGTAGGGTCAATGTTGTTCCGGCGCTTGGTGGAAACCGGACACTTACCCTTCCGTCGCCCACGGCGGGAGTGTGGTTCAAGTTTATTTATGGTGGTGCGGCAGAAGAGGCAGAGAATCTGATCTTTGATACTGGCTCCGACACCAATTACTTCATCGGTGGTGTCGTCCACTTGGATTCCAACGCAGATAATGTTTCTGTGTATTCCGATGGCAATTCAAACTCCAAGCTAACCCTGACAGACTTTGGTATCTTTGAAATCAATATTCTGGCAAAAGATTCAACGAATTGGATCATTTGGGGTTATCAGGAAGGTGCAGATGTACCTGCATTTGCCGATCAGTAAGATATGGTTCGTTAATTGAGATAAGGTTATCCATCCAAATGGGTGGGTAACCGTTATCTCCTGTAGCGAGCGGGGCTAGAAGTCCTGTCCTCGTGGGGAGAATCAGATGGCTGACGCAGTAACGTCTCAAACGATCCAAGATGGCGACCGCATCGCGGTTATGAAGTTCACCAACATCTCTGATGGTAGTGGTGAATCTGCTGTCGCCAAAGTCGATGTATCCGCTCTCAGTACGGAATCTGGCACGGGAAAGTCTTGTGCCAGGGTAGCCATTGAGCAGATCTCCTATGATTGCTCTGGCATGACCGTCGATATCCTCTGGAATGCCACCACCAACGTTATCTGTTGGACACTCAGCGGATACGGCTATTTCGACTTCCGTGGTGGTGGCCCCCTTCCGAATAACGCTGGTAGTGGCATTAATGGTGATATCCTGTTCACGACTACAGGCGAATCAAGTGGTGATCGCTATACCGTGATGCTCTATCTAAGGAAGAGCTACTAATGGCTGAAAATCCCAAAAATCCTACCGCCAAGGTTCCACCTTGTGATGAGATCATACGGAAAAAAGCGGATGAGGATCATTTCTGGGGTTATACCAGTAGGGTTGCAGAAAACTATCCCGATCAAGAGGATGAGCGCGGATATACAAGTCGTATTGCTGAAAAATATCCTAATTGGAAGGCGTTTTAATTATGCCAGCAGATGAGATTATGTCCAAATTCAAGGCGGGTACCCTCAAATCGGGTTCCGGTCGTAAGGTTACGGACAGGGAGCAGGCCAAGGCTATCGCCGCCAGCTATGCTGCTGGCGGATTGATTAGTGGTGGTATGCTCAAGAAGGTGGTAGCGAAGAATACGAACCTTGCCGATCTCTCCAATATGAGAGCGAGGGGGATGGTTGGTAACGGATCCAGGACACCAAAACTAGCTGAAGGTGGTGTCGTTCCTTATAAGGAATCTGTACACAAAAAGTTTGGATATTCCGAGGTGGATTCGGACTGATGGCTACGTCTGGAACTGCTACGTTCAACCTTGATGTTTCAGAGGTTGTGGAGGAAGCGTTTGAGAGATGCGGCCTTCAGTCGAAGACGGGCTATGATATGGAGACGGCCCGTCGTTCGCTGAACTTGCTATCTCTTGAATGGGCGAATCGTGGCCTCAACTTCTGGACTGTGGAGCAGGGAACTGCCACTGCATCGGACGGCACTTCCACGATCACGTTGCCAGCGGATACCGTAGATTTGATTCAGCACTGGATTCGTGACGGATCTGGTACTACGCAGAGTGATCTACCGCTGTCTAGGTTCAGCGTGTCCCAGTATTCCACGATCCCGAATAAGCTCACCGAAGGGCGTCCCGTAAACCTGTATATCGACAAGCAACGTGATGCTCCGGTTGTGTATCTGTGGCCCACCCCTAATAAAGATTACACGTTCGTCTATCAGCGTATTCGGCGTATTGAGGACACGGGTGCCGTGGGGTCAAATAACCCTGACGTTCCTGCCCGCTTCCTTCCGGCGCTCGTATCCGGTTTGGCATTCCTCATATCACAAAAATATCCCGAAGCGTTCGTGCGATCCCCCGAACTCAAAGCTGAATACGAGTTTCAGTGGGATCTGGCCCAACAAGAGGATCGTGATCGTGCTTCGGTACATTTCGTGCCTGGGGGCTATAGCTGATGGCCAAATATGCTAAGGGCAAGTACGCCTTTGGATTCTGCGACCGTACTGGATTTCGCTATAAGCTCAAGGATCTGGTTCCGCAGATTAAAGCTGGTCGTATGACGGGTCTGATGGTTGGCAAGGATATGCTGGATGAGGATCAACCCCAGAATTTCCTTGGCAGGCTTGGTGATTATGCCGATCCACAAGCCATTAGGAATCCACGCCCCGATTTATCACAAGATACCAGTAGGGAATTGTTCGCGTTCGATCCCGTAGGAAATGGTAATGGAGGTGGATCGGGCAACATTGTGGCACATGGACAAGTCGGGACCGTGACGGTGACCACATGACCTACGCTGAATTGACTGCGGCCATCAAGGATTATTGCGACAACACGG